CATCGCTCCCGTGCACGCTGGTGACGTGGGGAAAATATCCTTGCCAGTCCGGGAGCGATTGGACGTAGCTGTAAACGTCGGCCACTGGCAACGCCAGCCCGCGCTCGATTGCCAGGTAGGGCTCGGACTCGGGGTCGTAGTACGGCGCGGGCATTTGCGTCTCTATCAGCGTCGGATTCAGTGCCAGGATGTACGACTGGAACATCCACGTCGCCTCGTCGCCGGCCTCGTCATTGACCCCGAAATTCTCGACGATCACGTCCGCGACGATCCCATGCGGCGCTTGATTCGCACTCGACCCCGGCACCCCGTAGTCGGTGACGATGACGGCGCCGGGACCGAACTGGGAATTCATCTGCGCTTGCAACTCCGCGCCGGGATTATGCACCGCTTGCGCCCCGAAGTAGGTCGGCGTCGTGGTCGTGCCGTCGATCCCGTACTGCGTCGAGTCGCCGAGCAGCGCGACAGTGACAACGCGCGGGACGCATGTGGCGGCCGGCGCGGCCACGGCCGCAGGAGACGTGTCCTCACCGCCGCCGCACGCCGCAATGCACGCGGCGGCAAGCAGGGAAAAAGTGGCGCGGATCACGGAGAGGAATTCATCGGGGCCGATCCACTTGGTCATAGTCTTGGTCATAGTCTTGGTCATAGTCTTGGTCATGTCTGGTCTCCATTCACACCATAGGCGGCATTCATTCCGGTGCGAGGCGCACGTCATATCGATCTCGCGTGGTGCTCAGATGTGCGAGGCGCACGTCATACTCCTCGCCCCTCATGACCACCACATATCGGACGGCCCCGTAAATCAGGTCAAGCCGCTCACGACACGCTCGCGCAGCCCTGGCCGTTGCCATTCTGCCGACGATTTCATTGGTCCTGATGTCCACTACGAGGTAGGGGTGGCTATTCTTGGTGGTCATGTCTGGTCTCCACTCACACGGGCTACCAGCCCGGTCGGAGGACAGAAGCGCTCTGTCCATGTGATTAAATATACGCGTATTAAATCCACAATGCAAGTAGCCAGATACTGATCGTTTATACAGTGCTCAAAATGGCCACCAGACGCTCCCAGATATTCCAAGCCCGCGCCGTAGTAGAGTCTGTCCAACGCGCGCGCGTGCACAACCTGCGCTCACTCCACAGGCAAATCCCCGCCCTCGCGACCATCCTCCGCGCAGTAGGCGTCCAGCCCCGGGAACTACATCAGATGATCTGCGACCGCCCGTCGCGCCAGATCACGGACGCAGCAGCACGCGCAATCGAGCACGCCCTCTATCAGCCCGCAGGCAGTCTCGACACCCCTACATCGCACACACCCCGGTAGCACGCGCAGCAAGCGATCCCACACAGGCACGACACGCAGCCGCGCGGTACAACACGCAGCGGTCTACGCACCCAAACGGACCGCGATGTTTCACGTGAAACACTGTACGAATCCCCAGTTGCTCCGATCCCCGGGTGATGGCACACTGGCGTGGCACGCAGTAGCTCAATGGTCAGAGCGCACCCGCCGGGGGGTGAGATACCGGTTCGAGTCCGATCTGCGTGCCACAAGGGGGAATGGAATGCTTTACGTCGCGGCGGCTTGCATCGGAGTGGGATACCTCGCATTCATGGCGGCGCATGGCGTGTCGCACGCGGTTATGCGGCATTGGCCGAGGCTCACGCGGTACGCGAGGGTGACGCTGAGGATGGTGCCGACGGCGCTTGTCGCGATCGCCTCGGTAGCAATGATTCTTTACATTGTAACATATGCATTTCTCTCGATATAGGGCTTGACGGAGCAGCAGAGTGGTGTAGGATCGGGGCATCACGAGTCATAGCAAGCTCTACAACGGGTCGCCCGGGGTTCAAGGAGCAGCAACCGGCAAGTGGTCACGAAGGACACCCCGCGAGGGGCAATCAGGCACCACCCGACCAGCGGCAACGCGGGCGGCGAGAAGTAAGACGCGAGGCGGTAGGGTGGTGGCGGGGCGGTGCAAAGGGATTCCTTGGGACGCGATGTCTCAGAGTTGAGTGCCTCACACAAGCCCCCCAAAAAACTGAATCCAAAATCGCTACCATCGAATCACTCCCGGGACGGGATGTGTGTTCACCGACTTGACTGGCACCATGTGGATGTGTACAGTGCGGTGGGATGGAAGACACCCTACAAATAGAGATTGAGCAAGGTGGACCGCCTGCTCCTGCCCGGAAGGCACCGCCTGCTCCGGACAAGATGCACTACCCGTTCGAGTTGATACCTGTTGGTGGGTGTGCTCGGTTCCCTAGGTCGGCGAACACGGTGAAAAACAAACTCACGGAGTATCGTAGGGATACTGGGAATGATGGGCAGAGGTTTCAGATTCGGCCGTTGACGCCTAGTATGTGCAGAGTTTGGCGTATAAAATAACCTGGTGAATATTATGAATATAAATTTTGACTGGGGTCAGATTGACTTCAGTATTTTCAACATTGTTGTATTCATTTTATTTCCTGGTAGGTTGCGGGACAGGGGCGCGTGCTGGGGTAAGCCGATGCATGGTTTGAACAGGGGGGATCGGCTTGAGTCGTGGAGTTGGGGGCCGTGGGGGGTAGCGGTTCAGAGGTAGGCGGGGGTATGGGCGATCTTTCTGTCGAGCGCTTCGAATCCTTCTGCGGCAAATTGAAGGTGGACACGAAGGAGCGCGGCCGGGTGCCGCTGGCGTGGTTGGGGACGCAGAGGTACTTCGTTCAGGAGGTGGCGGCGGGGTTGAGGGAGGATGTGCACGAGTTCGTGATCTTGAAGGGGCGGCAGTTGGGGATCAGCACGGTATCGCTGGCGCTCGATCTGTACTGGCTGTTCAAGAACCCGGGGTTGCAGGGGTTGTTGGTGACGGACACGGACGAGAACCGGGAGTTGTTCCGGTCGTACCTGACGCAGTACATCGACAGCCTGCCGGCGACTGCCAAGCCTAAGGGTGGGGGGCACAACAGGGTGCAGCTCACGCTGGCGAACAATGCGCGGCTGATGTACTTGGTGGCGGGGACGCGCAAGCAGGGGAACTTGGGGCGCGGGAAGGCGGGGAACTTCATGCATGCGACGGAGTGTTCGTCGTGGGGTGACGAGGAGGGGTACTCGTCGCTGATGAACACGCTGGCGCAGCAGAATCCGAACCGGCTGTACATCTTCGAGTCGACGGCGCGCGGCTACAACATGTTCTTCGAGCAGTGGGAGACGGCAAAGAAGTCGAAGACGCAGAGGGCGGTGTTCATTGGGTGGTGGAGGAATGAGCTTTACCGCAAGGAGCGCGGGTCGGTGGAGTTCGGTACGTATTGGGACGGCGCGCCGACGTCTGACGAGAGGGTGTGGATCAAGGATGTGTTCGAGCGGTACCACTTCAATATCCAGCCCGAACAGTTGGCGTGGTGGCGGTGGTACGTGTCGGAGCGGATGAAGGGTGATGAGTTGCTGGCGTTGCAGGAGATGCCGCCGTCGGAGGAGTACGCGTTCCAGCTTTCGGGGTCGAAGTTCTTCTCGGGTGAGCGGGTGAACTTGCAGTATCAGGAGGCGATGAGGCGGCCGGAGCCTGGGTACTACCGCTACAAGTTCGGGCTGCACTTCGAGGACACGGAGTTCGTGGAGACGAACGTCGACAACGCGGAGGTTCAGATTTGGCAGTTGCCGGTGGAAAACGCGGTGTACGTGATCGGGGCTGATCCGGCGTACGGGTCATCGGAATGGGCGGACGAGTTCGCGATTTGCGTGCTGAGGTGCTACGCGGATCGCGTCGAGCAGGTGGCGGAGGTGGGGACGCCAGATTGGACGGAGGCTCAGTTCGCGTGGGTCATCTCGCACCTGGCCGGCAGCTACAAGGGCGCGATGCTGTGCCTGGAAATGCAGGGGCCGGGCGGGACTGTCTACAACGAGTTGCAGAACCTCAAGCGAGCGGCCGGCAGCATGCGCGCTGGCGATCCGAGGCTTGAGTTGTACGACGTGGTCGGGCGGATGCGGGATTACCTCTGGCGCAAGCAGGAATCGATTTCGGGGCAGGTCGGGGCCTACCAGTGGCAGACCAACCTCAAGGAGAAGATTCGCATGTTCACGACGCTGCGCAACTACTTCGAGCGCGAAATGATCGGGCTGCGCTCGATGGCTTGCATCCAGCAATTCAGGAACATCCACCGAGACGGGGACAAGATTGGCGGGGAGGGCCGGGCCAAGGATGATCGGGTGGTCGCGTTGGCCATAGCGATGGTGGCATGGAACGACTGGATCATGGGGGAGATGCGGGCGAACAACCGGACGTGGGCGCTGGAGAACCGCGCCCCCGACGAGCCGCATGTCGTCACGACGGTGGAGCGCGGGGTGCTGAAGTATCTGAGCGGCCAGGGCATCACCTTCACGCCTCCCCGCTGATCATGGCCGACTCCGTCCTCATGTCCAAGGCCACGATCGTGCGGCGGCTGGTGGTGACCATCCCGAAGAAGGGGATGCGACCGCCGACGCTGGAGATTCGATTGCGTGATATCGCGGCGCACCTTCGCATGTCCGCGAAGTCGCTGGAGCACATCGCGCAAGGCAGGCGGGACATGAACGACGAGTTGCAGGTTCAGCTATCGGCCTTCTTCGTGCTGGTCGAGCGAGGGCTGATGGTCAAGGTTCGCGACGGCGACGTGTACAGGATGCAGCGCGTCGCGCGCGCGGCTGGCGTCGCCGAGCCGGCGCGCGCTACCATCGATGTGCGCGGGCTCGCCCCGCGAATTCACTGGAGCTTTTGAAATGGCCATCATTCGCGAATGGAAGTGTGCCCGGCACGGCGACTTCGAGGGTAGCCATCCTCTCTGTCCTGAGATGGGGTGCGACTCGGCGCGCGTCGAGCGCGCCTTCAGAACGCCCGTGGCAATCGGCCAGGGCAAGTACGCCCGGTTCGACGCCGGGCTGCGGAAGTCGGCTGACATGATGGGCATCGACAATTGGAAGACAGCGCGCCCGGGAGAAACCGGGTTCGCCGGCCGCGCGCCGATAGGGGCGCGGGTTCTGTGGGGCGACGAGGTTGCCAAGGAGATGGGCGCGCCGCTCGCCGAGCAGATGGCCGTCGCTGCCAGGCCGCTATCTGTCGCCGGCAAAGACCCGGCGACAGACCCCTACCTCACGGTCAACAACGGCATGCGGGCCACGGCGAACGAACTGGGCATCACCAAGGCCGTGCGACCGCCCGCCGAGACGACGATCCATCGCTCCGACGTGCGAGGCCGCACGTGAAAATCCCGACCAATGCCGTCGAGCGGCAGATGTTCTATGCCGACGTGACGCGCCAGTGTCTGGCGTCTCGGTCGGCGCGGTTCGACTTCTACAAGACCATGCGCAATTACTACCTGTTCGGTACCGCCGACGAAAGCGGCGCGCCCTACAACAAGATCGAGTCGACCATCGACACGCTGTCCTCGTTCATCTACTCGCCCGAGGGTGTGCGATTCACGCTCCAACTCGGCGTGACGGCCGACGCGAACGACGTCCTCAAGGCCCAGCCGCTCTCGCGCGAGATCGCCGAGCAGTGGCGCATGACCGGGACGCACATCCGGTTCGGCTTGGCCGCGAAATGGGCGTCGGTGTTCGGCTGCATGCTGATGCAGGTGAAGTGGCGGCGCGGGCTCGCGCGCACCTACCTCGTCGAGCCGCATCAGTTCGGCGTGCTGCGCGAGGACATCCTGGACTTGAACGACCAGGAAGCGTTCGCGATGTGCTACACGACGACGCGCAGTCAACTCTATTCCGACCTGGAGGGCAACCCGCGGCGCGAGACGATCCTGGAGCGGGCCGGCGCGAGCACCGCCACCGAAGGCGGTGCCAACATCAGCGGCGGCATGTCGCGCCTGCTGCTGTCCAACCCCGTCGGCGGCGTGCCGGGCTCGCGCGCGGCGCAGTTCGGCACAGGGGGCGGGACGATCAACGGCGGACTGGCTGGCCCCGGCCAGTCCTACAACTACGCCCCGCGTGTCGACGCGGAGCTGATCGACATGGTCGACCTGTACGTGTGGGATGACGAAGCGGAGGACTACCAGATCGTCACCATGGCGTCGCCCGACGTCATCGTCTACGACCGGCAGCAAAAGGTCGTTGGCGTTTCTGGCATGCCGCACTTCGTGGTCGTGCGCGCGAACAACAACCTGTACGACTACTTCTGGGGCGACAGCTACGTCGCGCGGCTGACGTGGCTTCAAGACTGGCGCACCGAGGACGTCTACAACATCCGCAACCTGCAGGCCAAACAGTCGCGACCACCTGTGGGCGTGTCTGGCATGGTCGGTATAGCTGAAGAGAAGCTGTTGTCGCTGACCCGCGCTGGCGGGATCACGAACCTCGGACAAATGGGCAAGGCCGAGAGCTTCGCGCCGAAGATGCCAGAGAACATCTTCGGCTCTCTCGACCAGATCGACCGCATGTTCGACGATGTCGCTGGCCTGGGGCATATCCTTCAAGGCAAGGGCGAGTCCGGGGTGAGATCGAAGGGTCAGGCCGACCTGATGGCCAGGCTCGGATCGTCGCGGCCCAAGCAGCGCGCCATCGTGATCGAGGAATCGGCCGAGGAAATCGCCACGCTGATGCTGCGCAGCATCCAGGAGCACAGCGAGACGCGTTTCCAGGCCGAGACGCCGGCCCACGAGAAGATCACCTTCGTCGCGGCGCAGTTCACGCAGGACTTCGAGGTCAAGGTCGATGCGCATTCCAGCTCACCAATCTTCGTCGAGGATCGCAAGCACGACGCCTCGCAGATGCTCGAAGCCCACGTGATCGACCGCGAGACGTTCCTGGAGATGTACGACCCGCCGAATTTGCAAGAGCTGAAGGAACGGCTTAAAGTGATCGAACGCAAGGAAGCCGAAGCTCAAAAGCTGCACGCCCAGATGGAAGCCCAGAAGGATGCGCAGAAACACGGCCCAGGCAAGACCTGAAGGGTGTTGGCTGCCGGCCCATGTGAGCGGTGGCCGCGAACGTAAAGGAGCACGCCATGCGCCGCAGCCGTCGCCACAAGCGCTGAAATCGAGGCGGGGGAAACCCGCCCTGATGTCAGGCCCGCCATCACCCACCCGGGTGATGGCTCTATCGCCCCAAGGAGTCATCATGGATAAAACCGTCGCCCCGCATCGGGGTTACACGCCCAAGCGCCACGCCAAGCGCGGCTCGAGAAGGAAATCGCGGTGAGCGTTCCGCCCGAGGTAATGCAGCGTCTGATGGCCCAAGGGGCGGGCGGAGCACCTGGCGCTCCGACGCCGCCGGGCGCGGGGGCGTCGCTGCCGAACGCCGGCCAGCAGACCCCGAGCGGATCGCCGACACCCCAGCCCCAGGAGAAGAAGGGGCTGAAGGCGGCGGCGCGCAGCAATCTCGTCATCGCCCAGAACATGGCCGAGCAGGCGTTGACGGCCTTCCAGCCCGAGGACGCCGAGTACAAGGCGTGCTTGAAGGTGCTCAACACGCTGGCCCCGATACTGGGCAAGAACGACGCGAGCGATCTCGTCCCGGCCCAGGTCATGCGCATGGTCGGGCAGTTGCCGCAGATGGGCGGCGGCTCGGACATTCAGCGCATGATCCTCAAACAGATGCAACAGCCCCCGGGCGCCCCCCCAGGAGCGCCCGGGGCCGGTGGCCCGCCGCCAGGGCAGCAACCCCCGCAAATGCCGCAAGGCTAGGAGATTTCCATGTCGAACTACCTTCGCCCGTCAGAGACGGGTCTTCGCAAGCCCACCGACGCCGACCGGATCAACGGCGTCGTCGTCAACCCGCCGAGGTACTCGGAACTGGGCGGGTTGACCGGCCCGGGCAAGGTCGCGACGACGGTGAGCAATTCCAAGTCAGACATCGGCAACCCGTTCCACATCAGCAAGCCCAACGGCGGGCGCGGCTGAATATCGCAACCGAGCGCCTAACCAGCGCTTTGACCCGGAAAAATCATGGCAAATTCGCTTGAGGACATGACGGTGGACCAGCTTCTCGCTCATGCGAGGACGACGTCGCAGTCGCACAACCTGCTGCAATCCCTGATGAGCGACCCCGCGTCGCGCGAGCTGGTGCAGCGCCAGATGAAGAAGGCCAACCCAGCCCTCGTCATCCCTGAGATCGACACCGCCGACCGTGTGCGCAGCGAAATTCAGAAGGAGCGCGAGGCCCGTCAGGCGCTGGAGCAGAAGATTCTGGAGCGCGATGTGCGCGACAGCCTGGAGCGCCAGCGCGCGTCGGTGAAGTCGAAGTATGGCCTCAACGATGCCGACATGACCGAGGTCGAGAAGATGATGACCGACCCGGACGACCAGGCGCGCATCCCGACCTACGACGCGGCGGCGCGCGTGCACAAAGCCAGCAAGCAGACCGCGACGCCGACCTACTCCAGCATCGCCCCGCCGACGTTCGACATGCCAGAGACGAGCGTGTGGGGGAAGGGGATCGGCAACAGTGCCGCGCTCAACAAGATTGCGTTGAATGAGGCTTATGCGGCGATAAACGACATCCGAGGCGGAAAAGTTGCGGGCATGGGGCCTGCTGTGCAAAACTGACCCTTATTTCCTCACACTGTCCCCTGTTTGACCGGCACGGGGCTCACTTGACAGACGGAGCATAGTCATGCCGGTTTTGGGTACGGGCGTACTGCCCAGCGGTGGCGCGGGTTCTTTGGGACAGGAACTCCAATACGTCACCCGACGGGCCTTCGTCAAGAAACTCGTCGTCCAGATTTACAACACCAGCCCCCTCGCCGCCGCGCTCATCGCGAACTCGCAGCCCGCCTCGGGCGGCGTGTCCTCGGTGACGATCCCGGCGCAGGGCGCGCAGTTCGTCAACATGCAGTGGGTGGGCTACGACGGATCGTTCAATCAGCCGTCGATACAGCCCGGCGTGACGAACCTCGAATTCAACCTGAAGGGCGCGGTCATCCCGATCCCCTACCTGGGGTTCGAGGGCCTGCTTCAAGACGCACACGAGGTGATCCCGCTCCTGGCGGCGCGCATGAACGACGCGAGCAATGTCTACTGCGACGGCGTCGCAACGGCGCTGTTCACCAACACTTCCAACACGCAGCAGATCATCGGCTTGCCGGGCGCGGTAGATGACGGCACGAACCTCGTCAACTACGGCAACCAGTCCCGCACGCTCAATCCTTGGCTGAAGTCCAAGCGCTACGCCGCAGGCTCTGTCGCCCCGACGCGCGCGCTCGTGATGCAGTACATCACCGGGACGCTGAAGAATGGCGGCGAGCTGCCGAACTTCGGCATCATGGGGCCGGCGACCTGGCAGACGCTTGCCAACGACTACATCGCCAACGAGTCGTACGTCATCACCCCCGAGAAAGGTTTCGACGATGAGCCCTGGGGGGCGCGAAGCGCCTTCCGCGCGCTGAAGGTGTCAGGGATTCCAATCTACCTCGATCCGTACTGCCCCGAGGGTACCCTGTACCTGCTCAACACCGGGTGCATGGCGTTCTACATCCACGAGCGCGCCGCGTTCGCTTTCACCGGCTTCGAGTCCACCCTGTCGAACAACCAGCTTGGCTACATCGGCGCGATCCTGAGCCTGCTTGAACTCGTGTGCGCGAAGCCGAAGGTTTGCACCGTGGTGACGGGCTTCACTTTCGTCACCATCTAAACGGGAGCGATCATGTCGTTCAACAAAATATCCGGCCTTCAACCGCTGCTTGCCGCCGTGCCCTTCAGCCTGGGCGCGTCGGAATCGATGATCCTGCCGGCTGGGCAGGGCATCATCGGGGCGTTCGGGTCGGTCACGACGCCTCAGATCGCGTCTGGCAATCCGCTGTCGGGCCAGTACATCATCGGGATGGGGCAGTACACGACCCTGCAGGCATACGACCAGGGGCTCTACACCTGGCGCAACATGCAGGTCAACCCGCAGTCCTTGGCGACGGTGTCGAGCGACGGCCAGAACTACCGCCTCGCCAACAACACCGGCTGCGTGATTGGCGCGCTCATCACGAACGCGGGTTCTGGCTACACGAACGGGTTTTACGGCTACAACCAGCAAGGCGCGGCCATCACCATCCAGAACGGCGCGGTGACGCCCGGCAACACCACGCTGACGGTCACCCCTTCGGCTGGCGGATCGCTCTGGAACGCCATCGTCGGCGGCGCGGTGAACACGACCATCGGCATCACCGGCACGCTGTACGAGAACCAGCCGTTCGGCGGCACTGGAACGTCGGTCACTGGGTCGGGCGGGTCGGCCTACACTCGCGCGCCGCTGCTGGTCTTCTCTCCGCCACCCAATCAGGGCGCGCAGCCCTACATCCTGCCGACGGCGGTCTGCACGATATCGGCTGGCGCGATCAACTCGGTCACCGTCATCAACCAGGGCGCCGGCCTTCAGGGTCTGCCCAACATCACCGTCGTTCCACAACTCGGCGACACGACCGGTGCGGGCGCGGTGCTGGGATGGACTTCCGGCAACTCGGCGATGGTCGGCACCGGCACCATCCTCGCGCTTTACCCGGCCGCGCACGGCACTGCTGCCGTCACCGCGGTGCCGACGCTCACGTTCTCGCCCGCATCGACGACGGCCGCGACCGCGATCATGAACTTCACGATCACGTCGTTCACGGCCGGCACAGCGGGCGTGGCCTACGTGGCGGCCGGAGCGGCGTTCAACGGCGGTATCGTCGCGGGAACGGCGGCGAACACCAACCCGATCCTGGACAAGGCGCTGTCGATCCCGATCTTCCCGCCCGTGAACGTCGCGGCGACGACAGGACTGCCATCTCTGTCCGGCCCGTTCGGTGGAGTCAACATCCAGGCGGTGCCGACGATAACCTCGTTCTCCAGCGGAGCGGCACCATCGACTGCCGCGGCGACGACGGTGAACGTGGGCGGAGCGTCCGACACGCTGTTCCTCTACTCGATCTGAAGGTCCGGCCATGCTGACCGAACTCCACGCCTTCCTCGCGCATTTCGGCGAGCCTGCCGACAAGAACGCCTCACACGTGGGTGTCGTCCCGCGCCCCGTTTGGGACGACATTGTCACGGCGCTCGCCAGCGAGGCCATGTCTGTGGCCACGACTACGGCGCTGCGCGTGCTTGGCGCGTCCTATGCCGAGGTCACGCCAAGCACGGTAGTGGTGCAACTCGCCGCAGGCGGCTTGTGTGCGCTGAAGGCTCTGGCTTCGGCTTCGGCCGCCAAGGCCGCGCCGCCGGCCATCCCCGTCGTCCCCGTCCGGCCGTCGGCCTGATCCACCCACAACCCGCAGAGATGACCTATGCGTGAAATTTTCGTCACCAACACCAACGACTTCCACCACTCCGACCGCTTCAACGGCCAGGAGTACGAGTTTCCGCCCAAGGAGCGCGTCGCGATCTCGACGGACGCCGCGTCCCACCTGTTCGGCTTCAACATGCCAGACAAGACCGAGACGCTCACACGCCTTGGATGGGCGTCGAGGTTCAATCCCAAGATCAAGAACTGGGAGGATGACCCGCGCGGCGTGGAGAAACTGCGCAGGTTCGTCTTCACCAAGGCCGTGATGGTCGAGGCACCGGTCGAAGAAGTGGCTGCCGAGGCTGAGGAAGGCCAAGACGACCGGGCGTCGTAAGGGCGACTCGTCGTGACGCTGCTCAGCGACTACGAGGCCCAGGTCGCTGACCTTCTGCACGACCCGAACAATGTCATCTGGTCGACGCTACAGCTCGACCGATACATCAACGAGGCCCGCCGGCAGTTGGTCATGGACACGGGCTGCTTGCGCGTGCTCCAGACGGCCTACCTCTGGGCCGGTCAGGAGTCCTACACCTTCGGTCAAGTCACTGGCGCGGTCATCAACGCGGCCGGCTCGCACTACGTCACGCCCGTCGTGAATTTCACGGGCGGCGGGGGCAGCGGTGTAGCCGCCACGGCGACGCAGAGCGGGGGTGCGGTCAACGCCCTCGTCTTTTCGTCGTTCGGTGGCGGCTACACCAGTGCCCCCGCCGTCACGATCACGGATGTCGGCGGGGGCACGGGCGCGCAGGTCGTGGCCGGGGTCATCAGTGCCAACACCTACGACGTACTCGGTGTCAGCGTCGTGTGGGGAACGGAGCGGTATGCCCTGTTTTGGGCCGCGTTCTCCAACTTCTCGGCCAAGCTGCGCGTCTGGCTTTCCACCGCCTACCAGCGCCAGCCAGAATGTTGGGCGGTGTACGGCAACACGCAGTTCTTCGTTGGCCCACCGCCCGACCAGCCCTACCAGTTCGAGGTTGACTCGCTGGTGCTGCCGACGCCGCTGGCCGACTACACGACCATCGACCCGATCCCGGTGGTCGTGCAAGACCCGATCAAGTTCTACGCCGCGCACCTGGCGAAGATGAACAACCAGGCGTACGGCGAGGCCGAAATGATGCTCGCGGCGTACAACCGGCGCATGCACGAGGTCGAAGCCGCCTACACGCGCCGCATTCCCAACCCCTACGAGGTTTGATCCGTGGCCAGCCGAAGCTCGGGGGTCAGCTTTTCGTCCGATCCGAAAAGCAAGCAACGCGAAGAGGAATCGGCCGAGACGATCGTCCTGCGCTCGTTCGGCGGCATCAACACGCAGAGCCCGCGCGAGAACATCGCCGACGACGAGTTCTACTGGCTCGAAGAGCTGATCCCGATATCGGCCGGCAACCTCGCGCCAGTGCTCGGGCCAGGTAGCAACATCGTCACCATCTCGGGCGAGACAGGAGCGCCATCGCTCACCGTCCCATTCTCATCTGTCGGCGTCGATTCAACGCTGGCGATCTGGTCGAACACCGGCAATGCGTGGGTCGGAACAATGGCCGCGCCCATAGTGTGGACAAAAGTCGCAACCGGCCTGTTCACGAGTGGAAAGACGGCGGCGACACCATGGAGCAACCTGGGATTCCTGATCGTCGATCCCGTCGCGGGGTACTACGACTACGGGGTGACGGCGGCAAACACGTTCACGAACCTATCGGGCCAGCTCTACGGCCCGGCCATGACCGCGACCACCCCGGCGCAATTGGCGACTGCGACGGTGCCGGCGCTGCGCGTGGTTGGCGCGCCGGGGTCGGGCGGGACCATCGGCGCGAGCGCATCGGTCGTCGAGATTTCCATCACGGCGGCGGGCACCGGGTACTCGGCGGGCGATCTGCTCGTGGCCACGGGCGGCACGCTTACGACGTCATCCTCCGCGCCTGCTTCGCAGCAGAACCAGCCCCTCATCCTGAGCGTGACGACGATCAACACCAGCACAGGCGCGGTGACCGGGATATCGCTCACGTCCGTGGGTTACTACCATGCCGGACCGGCCAACGCCATCGCGTTCACTGGTGGGACAGGTACCGGGTTCACCGGAACGGCGACGTGGGCTGTCGCAAACCCCTACCTCATCACCCCTGGGCAGGCGTACGTCGCGCCCGTTGTGCAGGCGTTCATCGGGGGGGTGTGGGTGGCCTACGCGATGTCCGTCTTCACGAGTGGAACGCTGCTCGGAACGGCCATTGCGACCTATGCCGGCCGGGTGTGGATTGCCATCGACCGCACGGTGCAGTTCACCGACGCGCTGTCGTACAACTCGTTCGCGAACTCGGGTTCGGCGTTCACGATCAATGATTCCTACCTTCACAACAACATCACCGCGTTGTTCGCGGCGAACAATTACCTCTACATCTTCGGGGACGACTCGATAGACATCCTGTCGAACGTGACGGTGGTCAGCGGGATCGCGCAGTTCAGTCGCATCAACGCTTCCTCCTCGGTCGGTACAACGCAGCCGAACTCGATATTCCCTTTCTTGCGCGGCTTGGCGTTCTGCAACAACTCGGGCTTCTACGTGATTTCCGGCGCGACGCCGGAGAAGGCGAGCGACAAGCTCGACGGCCTGATTGCCTCGATCGTCTTCTCGGCACCGGTCTACGGCTGTCAGGTGATGGTGGAAAACATCCTCTGCGCGGCCTTCCTCATCAGCTTCAAGGACAGCTTCGTGCGTTCCCCAACGCAGACGCGCAGCATCCTGGCGGTGCGATTCAGAGATCGGTGGTGGCTGACTTCTCAGCTCCCGGCGACCGGGGTCAACCTCGGGGCGGTGTTCTCGCTGCCGATCAACGGGCTGTCGACGATGTTTGGGTGGTCCGGGAACACGCTGTTCAAGCTGCTGAGTGAGCCCAACATCAACCCGTGGTTGCTCAAGACGAAGCTGTGGGACGCCCAGACCCCGATCCTCGACAAGCAGATGATCGACGTCGGATTCGGGGCGGTGTTCGCGGGCGCATCGACGCCCGGGTTCACGCTGACGGTTGACACCGAATTCACGTCGATAGCGGTGACGCTCGGGCGGTTCACCCCGATTGTCCAGTGGGTCAACAACTCCAATCAGGTCGTCCAGTGGACGAACAACGCCGGACAGATTGTCCAGTGGGAGATAGCCCCGATAGGATACCGGCTCCTCACCGGGCCGGCCAACAGCGGCGCGGGGAAGTACGCGGGGATCACGGTGACGGGCGGCACGAACGTCACGCAGATTCGCATGCTGGCCCTGGAGCTTGAACGCCGGAGGCGCTGGTGAACATTGATGTCGTCTCGACGCTCTCGTTCGGCGACCGTCAGGGGTTGCAGGACTTCTTCTTCGTCCACCGGTTGGTGCACTTGCAGATCGATGAGGTTCTGGCGCAGCGCGGCTCCGGCTCGCAGCCAAACGCCACGCTCGACAGCCAAGCCGCGCTTGATGCATGGCTCGCCGCGATGGCTGCCGGCGCCGATGGCGAGATCGACCAGAATGAACAGCGCGCGCTGACAGACTGGCTGCAGTTGCATGCGAACCTGCACGAATCGGAGTACTTGGCGCTCAAATTCGGCGATGCGCCGGACTTGTCGCAGGCCGACTTCCGCAGCCCGGAGCAGTTCTACGAATGGATGTACGCGCACGCCGCTCTGCACGATACTCTGAGTGCCGCTATTGGCTTGAATTGAAAGAAGATCATGGATTTTGACCGAATCCGAGCCCGTTTTTCCACCATAAGGATTCAACCTTTCGAGCCGAGGTTCACCGACGGAATGCTCGTCGTGGCGCGCGAGATTCATGCCCATTCGATCTACTGCGACATGCCTCTCAACGAGGAGAAGTTGGTGCGTCAGCTCAGTGCCTCGGGTGGCTCCGTGCCGGACAGGTATTTCCGTTTGGCAGTGCGTGACGACGAGGTACTCGGAGGCTTCTACGGTTGCAAGTTGCGGGTGTTCTTCAGCGGTGAGACCATTGTGAAGGACATGGGCTGGTGGGTGCGCCAGGAGTCGCGTGGGTCGGTGGCGGCGATGCTCCTGCTTGGGGACTTCGAGCAATGGGGCCGCGAGCAGGGCGCGCGGCGCGCCATGATCGGGCAGTCCGGCGTCGAGAACATTGACCGCACCCGCAAACTGTTCGAGCACTGCGGATACAAGGTGACCGGCTACAACACATCGAAGGACCTTTGAAATGGCAGACGCGGGCGTAGGTGAAGCGGCAGTTGCAGAAGGCGCGAAGAGTGCAGGCGAGGCAGCGGCTGCCGACGCCGCAGTTGCAGAAGGCGCTGGTGCGACCGCGGCGGGGGGGGTTGGCGCTGGTGCGACCGCGGCGGGGGGGATTGGCGCTGCAGACGCTGGCACAGGTATTGTTGCCGGAACGGCCGGTGCTTCGGGCGGAGCCGGGGTCGGAGCCGGGGTCGGAGCCGGGGTCGGAGCCGGGGTCGGAGCCGGGGCCGAGATCGGGATTGGTGCGGGAGACGCTGGCACGGGGGTTCTCGCCGGAACGGCTGGTGGCGCGGGTGGAGCCGAGATCGGGACCGAGGTCGGGATTGGCGCGGGAGATGCAGGCACGGGGGTTCTCGCGGGCACGGCCGGTGATGGAGCCATAGCTGACACGTCGTTCCTGCCAACGACGGGGGCGGCCGGTTTGGACGGAATGGCTTCGTTGACCCCAGAAGTGTCCAACATGCTCGGAATCGATGCAGGATCTGCGGCGGGTGCCGCGCCGGCCGCAGTCGATTCCACCGCGCCGATGGTGGCCGACCCAGGAAGTTACGCTGGCGTGATGGGGGCTGGAGGAGACACCGCGTCGGCCGACTCGTTCGCCGGCCTATCTGGAGACGCCACGGGAGGGGCTGGCGGATTGTGGGATTCCGTCAAGAACTCAGGGATCGGGCAGTGGGTGGGCAATAACCCAGCTCAGGCCGGACTGCTTGCAAACTCGATGCTGACCGCCCTGAAGGGGCAGAAACTGCCGAGCGCGGCGAATGCGGCGCTGAACTCGTCTTCGGCTGAAGTGCAGCAGGCGCAGGGCATTCTCGCATCGGGCGGCACTACTTCTCCGGGATGGGCGGGGCAGAAGGCTGCCATCGACCAACAGGTGGATGCGAACCTCGCCAACGCCATCGAGCAGGCCAAGCAGTCCGCCGCGAACAGTGGCATGGGTGGCTCCAACTCGGCTGTGGTGCAGCAGCAGATAAACCGTTTGCAGCAGCAGGCCGCGACTCAGAAGCAAGCGATGTACACGCAGGCTCTGAACAGCATCGTGTCGTCGGCGGTGGGCGAGTTGTCAGGTGGGAACGCGACGCTGAGCAGCATCGCGCAGATGCAGATGCAGCAGTCCCATGGCGCTCAGGCCGCCGCCGCGCAGACGGCTCAGCTCGCGCTGATGCTGTCGAAGATGAGCGGCTCGGGTTCGGGCTCGACAAGAACCGGAGGGCCGTGACATGGCCGACCTGCAATCAGGCATCGACGCCCAATCGGGCTCGCTCGACGCGGAGTCGAAGCAGGCTGGCGCGCGCCAGGCAGCGCTCGATGCGCGCCAGAGCGCTTCTCTGACGGCCCAGGACGCCGAAATGAAGCCGCTGGAGCGGCAGTTGAGCGACACGCTCAACCAACCAATGCCGCAGCGTGAGCAAGTTTCCATGCCATCGCCGCCTCCGAACAAGCCGATCATCGACGCGAAGGAGTACGAGGGCCTGTCCTACGGGCTGCTGGCGATGGCGATGGTAGGCGGGCTGGCCTCGCACGGAAAGTGGACTGCCGCAAGCGCGGCGCTGAATGGCGGCTTGCAGGGCTACCTCGAAGGGAACCAGGAGAAGGCAAAGCAGGGGATAGAGCAGTACGAGCGCGAATTCAAGGCCGCTAAGGCGCACGAGGACGACGTCAACAAGCAGTTCGACGACATCCTCAAGAACCGCAACCTGTCGATCAACGAGCAACTCCAGCGCATCAAGGTGGTGGCGGCGCAGAATGGGCGCGAGGACGTGCGAATCGCCGCCGAACAGCGATCCATAGACACCCTCACGCGGCAGATCGACGCGCACCGAACTCAGCTCCTCGGGGTCGAGCAGCGCAACGACGCCGTGCAGGAGCGCATTGGCGCGGCGCGTGAGCTTCATGCAGCATCAGGCGGCAGTGGCGCGGGCGGAGACATCAACAGCGTCGCCGAAGCGGTCGCAACGGGCCGGCTCGACCCGCGCATGTTGAGCGTGAGGGGTGGGTGGCGCGAGAAAGTCCTAGAGCGCGCCATCCAGATCAATCCCGATTACGACAGCAAAAACTACGCATCCGATGCGGCTTTCGCGATATCGAGCATGCGCACAGCCGGCACGCAAGGTGCGAACACGGCCATCGCGTCCGGCGCGGCCCAGGGAGGGGCCGACATCCTCATGAAAGCTGCTGCCTCGGTGCCGCGAACGAGTTGGCGCAGCCTCAACAAAGTGATCCTGTCCGGGAAGACCGAGACGAACGACCCCGCCGTCGGGGCCTTCAACGCCGCGTTGAACACCTTCGTCAACGAGTACGCGCGAGCTATCAATCCGAAGGGGACGGCGACCGTGAGCGACAAGGAGCACGCGCGCGAAATACTCTCGGCATCCGACAGCCAGCAGGCCCTGGCGGCGAAGATGGACATCCTGCTTCAGGAGATGCAGCGCGGCCGTCAAGCGCCCCAGGATGTGGCGCGAGACCTGCGCAACGCGCGACTCGGAGCGGCACCGGCCGGACACCACCCGGCCGACATCGATGCATTGGTGAAGAAATATGGCGGATAACGATGCCCTCTACACCGCACTGCGCAACGCGGACGCGGCCGGCGACACAGCCGCCGCGACGAAGTTGGCGACCTACATCAAGTCGTTGCCAGCGGGTGCCGCCGCGCCAGCCAGCGCGCCGACCTCGCCCGAACGTTCCGCCGCGCCGGCCGCGGCCCCCCAACCAGGATGGACCACCCTCCCGGGCCGGGTTCTAGCCGGGGCCGGCGAGGCTGGGCTAAACATGCTGACGGGGGTCGTCGCGAAACCGGTGTCCGATGTCATGGGCATGTCGGCAGAGGCGAGCGACGTTCTCAGCGGGCGCAACGACGGAAACGCCGAGGGCTTCAAGAACAGCGTGCGCGACGCGCTGACGTACCAGCCCCGCACGACCGCCGGACAGAACATCGCCCAGTACAACCCGCTGGCGCTGATCGGGAAGGGCGTTGATGCCATCGGCCAGGGTGCGCAAGGCGCGATCGCCCCGGATGGCAGTGGCACCGTGCGACAGATGCTCGGGGCAGGCGTGCACGAGGCCATCAACCAGGCCCCGCAGTTCCTTGGCATGAAGGGGCCGGGGGCAGGAGTGAGCGTCGGAGACATGCTCAAGGGAAAGGCGCGCGACACGATGCAGAGCGCCTTGAAGCCGCCGCTGGCCAGCCTCCGGACTGGCGCAGCCGGCCGCGCCGTAGATACCATGCTCGACCAGGGCGTGAACGTCACCCAGGGCGGCATCAACAAGCTTCAGGGTCGCGTCGCCGACCTCAACACGCAGATCGCAAGCGCCGTCCAGAACTCGCCGGCCGTCATCGATAAGCAGGCCGTCGGCTACCGGCTTCAGGGCGTGCTTGACGATTTTCAGAATCAGGTCAACCCGAAGGCCGACATGCACTCGGTGCAAAAGGCATGGGACGAATTCCTCGATCACCCGTTGCTGAATGGAACGAGGGACATCCCCGTCCGCCTGGCGCAGCAGATGAAACAGGCGACCTACAAGTCCTTGGGAAACAAGTCCTACGGCGAGCTGAAGGGTGCCGACATCGAGGCACAGAAGGCCCTGGCGCGCGGCATGAAGGAAGACATCGCCCAAGCCGTGCCACAAGTTCATCCTCTCAACGCCGAGGAAACGAAGCTGTTGGACACGCTCCCGCTGGTGGAGCGCCGCGTGCTCATGGATGCGAACAAGAACCCTTTCGGGCTCGGGTGGCTGACGCTCAACCCTGCAAAGTTCGCTGGCTTCATGGCCGACAGAAGCCCGCTCTTCAAGTCGATCGTGGCGCGCATGCTGAATCAGGCAGCATCGGCCGCGCCGGCCGCCGGCCGCGCCGCGCGCGCTGGCGGCGTGCTTGCCACGCAGAGCGCCAACCAAGCCCAGGCCCCGGAACTTGCCGCCGAGTAGGTGCGCGAAGGACAATGTGACATGGCCCCCCGACCTAAACCGCCTTCTCCGAACGAGGACATCGACGCGGCGATCCTGCTGATGATGAAGAAGCTCAAGAAGCCTGGCGACGAGAGCTTCCCGCCCGACGTTGCCGTGAAGATCATCAACACGGCCATCGCGTGGGAGAAGGCCAAGCACCAGATTCAAGACGCCGAAAACCCGTTTGACCCGGACTCGATATGAACGACGACCTCTCGCAAGCCACTCGACTCGAAATCACCGGCCAACTCGTCGGGATCGCGCTGCGGGTGCTCAGCACGCGCACGCTGGTCCTCATCAGCCTTTTGCTGAACACGGGCGTGTTCGTGTGGGCGATGTCGTGCGCGACCTGGCTGCACCTGGCCGGCGCGGCGACGTTCGCCGTCACGAGCTGGTGCACCGTCAACTTACAGCCCCCGAAAGGACACGAGCCATGAAGCACCCATTCAACGACTATCCCGCGAACGGAAACATGCCGCCCATCGTCAAGCCGAGCGGGCAGCCGGCATCTGTGCCGCGCCTACCGGAGCAGCGCGAGAAGGCGATGGATGTCCATCGCCCGGCGTGCCCGAAGAAGGGCGGCTGAAGTGAGCAACATAGGCCCCTTCGCGCCGCGCCTGCCGGCTGGCACCACGTCGCTGGCCGTCACGGCGACGGCTCAGCCCATGGCCCCGAACCCGGCTGGCCACTCGATGCAGTACCGATTCGCCAACGTGGGGACGCAGGTCATATTCTGGCTCGCCGCGGCGCCGAACGCGGCGTTGCCGGTCGCCACCGCCGCCAACGGCATCCCGATGCAGGCCGGATCGGTGGAAACGTTCACGCTCCCGCCGAACGTGCAACTCTCGTTCATCGCCGCAGCGACTGGTTCCACGGTCTACGTGACCCCGGGCGAGGGGATCTGACATGGTCGTGCGCGCCATGGCCGGGGCGGGGTCGTTCCTGCGTCGCTTGCGCGCGGCGACAGCGTCAGAGTCTGGTCCTCCTGTGGGGGGACTGATGTCGCTGACAATCGCAGACGACACACCAATCGACCCGGTTTCCAGCATCGGCGCGAGCGGCAGCGGGTGGGTCGCGATTGTGACTCTCAGCGGCATCACCAGCCTCGTTGGAACGTGTGTCCCGAGCGCGCTGACGATCAGCGTCTCTGATCCCGGCTACGACACCAGCGGCAATGTGACAACGGTCACGCGCACGATTACCGGCGTAGCCCAAGTACGCCGTCAGTACCCGAACGGCGCGTCGAAGATGATTTCCACCGACGGGACGAACCTCACGCTGCTGGTCAGTCTGGACGGTTGGATATACAGCGGGACCACGCTCGTGTCTGCGACGATTGGCAGCACGTTCTACACGGGCTGCACGGCCGGAAACACTGGGGCGGCCTACACGAACTCATCGACAATCGCCTACACGAAGCCTCTATTTTCTTGGATCAATCCACAGCAAGACCGGGCGACTGCGAGCAGCTACGCGGTCGAGGCAGTAGCCTTTCACCGCCACGCGACAGCGGGCCAACAGGTCGCCGCGATTCAGTTCAGTATCACAGATGGGTCGGCGACGACGACGCCAGTCATCACAAGCACGCCGACGCTCTCCGCCAAGATCACGCAAGGGCAGGTGCCAGAGGTATGGGCGGCAAATCTCGATTTGTCGACGCTCGCAAACTCGACCGCCTCCACAATCTGCACAGCGAGCGCCAAGGTCTATCCGTGGCTCGGAGATTCGACGGCGGTGCTTGACCTGGCTGTGAGCGGAGCGGCGTGGCCAACATCGCTCCCGATCACCACGTTGCGGGTATTCAATGACCGAACGATGGCCTACGGCGGAGGGTATGCCTACGTGAATGTTGGGGCCGTTGGAGGCGTGGTGTCATCTAACGCTACAGTCGCGGCGGCGACACCATTCCCAACAGTCACAGCCGCCCTGACGGCAATGGTTTCCTGGAACAACTCAAACAAGTCCCACAATGACCTCGGCGGCGGCATCGTGCGCCTGATGGATAATTTAGGTAGTGCTCAAACCCACACCATCACCGGCAACATGTCTCAGACAGCCGGCGCTACGTGGTGCGAGATTGTCGTCGATCCCGCTGCTACAGGAGTCGTGAGCTACACGTGGTCGGCTCAGTCTTCAATGCCAAAGAATCTCAGATTCCGAGGTTTGAAATTCATTTCATCGGCTTCAACGTCATTCATGCTTCTTGGAAATAACACTTCCAGAGAAATGGTTTGCGTAGAGAATTGCACTGTCGATATGACAGCTGCCGCCGCAAGTTTCATAACTTGGGTGGCGATGAAATACACTTACAATTTAACAATGGTTGGGGGGCGTCTTACATCATTCACGAACCTGGCGCCGGCAACAGATAACTGGGTAATAAATGCCGGGATGGTCGCTACAGCGGCCAACTCTGGACCGGCATCTGCCAGTATGCCTCACGTCATGATAGGGTGCAACACGCCTAAAGTCGTCGCTACTCAAGACCCGAGTGCTACAGGAGACGGCAATCACGGAGGAATAAATTATAATAATAGGCTTTATCGTATGCTGTTCAATAATTTATCTTCAGCGACCGCGATAAACAACGGTTTTGCTAACGTTCAAAATCAGTTCGAGCATGACGGTGCTGACGCTGCGGCAATGGCGATGAACTTCCTCGCGGATGGAGACTTGACGACAATAAAAAACTACATCGAGTTCCATACTACCGCCGTAGGTAATAGATGCTCACGGATGTATAACGATGTCGTAGCGACAAAAGTTGTTCCGAATGGAGTCATAAAGTACGGCGCATCAAAATATTGCATCTGGGATAACTACAATATAAAATCTGATACATT